GAATCCCACGAGTCGCCCGAATACCATGCCGCCTGTTCTGCGACTTGGCCGGGTGTGTTCGGCTTCATTCGGCGCAGTTCAACGGCGCTTGGCTTGCGGCCGGTGATCTCCTCAAAGTATGCGGAGAGCGCAGCGGCGTTCATCGGCTCCTCTCGGTCGATAAGAAATTCGACTGGCGAGGCATATCCGCAGGAAATATGCTCGTTAGTGTGGGTGATCCGTTCGCTCATGTGTTCCCTTTCATGGCCCCCGAGGGGCACTAGGTTTAGAGGGTTGAGAGTGTTAGGGCTGGCTAGATTCGAGTTCGGATAGATCGCGTTCGGCCCTCGCTATGTCTGCAGCGAGAGGGTAGAGCGGGCTTTCGCGTAGCAGTTCGGCAGTGGCGTCCGCGATAAACTCCCGCAGGCCGTCTATCTTATCCTGCCGGGTCATCGTCCACGTTACGGCCACGGGTCCTAGGGTGATGCGTTCGGTCATGTGGTCCCCTTTCGTTATGACCCTATCATTGCACACCTGTAACCATTGTCAAGCATAAAACACTATCAATCCACCATTGCCTAACCTTTTCTGTCCACCCACTACCCTTCCCCTCCCTGCTGGGCTATCCATCCTGTGGGGGTGATGATGGCAGCTAGGCAAGGGCACGTCCGCGTTCCGAATCAGTTGGTCCGTAAGTACAGGGGCAGCGACCCAGCGGCCTTGGCATTGCTCCTACTGGCAGGGATCGACGCCTTTGAGGGTGGGGTTAGGTCAGCCCGGGCCTATGCCACAGAGCTACGCCTAGACCGGCGGCGAGTGGTCCGTATCCTCTCAGACTGGCCTGAGTTGTCCCCTATCCACGAGTGCACCACGAGTGTACCACGAGTGCACCACCCAGCACCCGAGATACCAGAAGAGCGGCAAGGGGTTACAGAGGGAGAGGGAGAGGGAATGCACCACGAGTGCACCACCGATGGTCCAAAAGTGCACCAGCCTTCTATTAGTAAGAGAACAAACACAACTCAATCTACAAGTAAGAGAGGGGAACTCACACACTTCCCCGATCCATTCCCTGACTCGATGAGGGAAGCCCTGATAGCCTGGGCTGCGCGTGGAGCGAAGCTGCGCGACGGGCGGACTGTCCACCCTACGCCCGCGCATATCGATGCGGTGATCGAAGAGGTGGGGGAGTGGGCAAGGGGGGGGGGCCAAAGGAAACGGAACTGGCTCTCTACATTACAGGGTTGGCTCCGTCGCGACTTAAATTTCAATTCCCCCCCGGGTAAACCTAAACATTCTACACAGAGGGGACGACGCCGTGTCACAGACATTGCAGCCGGGATCATTGCCGACCTTGAAGCCAGGGAGCGATATCACTGAGCAGGCTGTAACTCGCGTGGAGTTAATCAGTGCTTTATTTTTAGATTTTGCGGGTGGTTCGTCCGATCCAGAGGAGTCGATTCCGCATTATTTGAAGCAGACTTCTGACTTGCCTCAGTATTGGCTGACTCGGGCGCTTGATTCATTCCGCAATGATCGCAACCGCGTTTTTATACCCACGATTTCAGAGATCAGGACAAGGGTTGCTGACAGGTTCCTGAAGGCCGTGTGTGAGGTTCGCGGACTTGTTGGGCCTACGCCCTCCTCCAGCGCCACTTTGCCCGTAGAGAGGATTCTGGAGCGTCTGAATAGGGAAGCACCGCTTGGTCTATCTGATTTGCGTCAGATCGAGTCAGGGAGGGAGCGACCTCTTGAGATTGAGGCAGGGGATGAGGTTTGGGAGGGAGTATCGTTAGTGAAATTTTTAGATGGTGTTGAGGTGATTGGTGAGAATGGGGGTGCTGATCTTGTGATGGAGGTAGTTCGGCGTCTCGTGCAGACTGGGGTTCAGGTGCATAGTTCAGGTGGGGATGCGGGTAGACCTTTTAGATCGCGGACATTGGCAATGGCTTTAGCTTGTCGGATGTTGAAGCGGGAGATGAGTTGGCCGGGTTTGACGCGAGAGGAGTGGGGTAAATATGACGCGGATATGGTGGAGTTATCAGGTGTGACAGGATCGGACACGAGTTGGTGGTTTGATGCAGAGGATGGGGAGCGTCGTAGATCGTGGAAAACGCTGGGGTGACAATGCGTTCACGAGTTGTCAGCTTCAGGACAGGACAGAATATTCATCTTGGGTCCTGCTGTGTAGTGGGCTGGAATGATTGATTTTTTCGTACCTGGACGCCCTTACCCACAGGGATCAATGCGAGCGATCTCGATTGGGGGGCGTGCGCGTGTGTTTCATAGCTCCTCGAAACGTCTGCTCTCTTGGAGAGATGCCGTCGCAGATTATGCTCGACTCGAGTTAGGCAAGCGTGTGACACTTGATGAACCTGTCACAGTCGTAGTGGAATTTTTTCTACCTAAACCCTCAAGCGTCAGTAGGCTTTTACCCTCAGTCAAACCTGATCTCGACAAGTTACTGCGAGCGATACTCGATGCGCTCGAGCAGTCGGGAGTGATCGTGAACGATTCTCGCGTCACTACTTTGTCTGGCAAGAAACGCTATGCTAAGCCCGATCAAGAGACAGGTGCTCATATCATAGTACAAACAGAGAAGGAGGTGGTGGAGTGAGAATCACATACGAGCCGGGCTGCTTTATGACGGTCAGAGTTGATGATAAAAATCATGGCATGAACAGCGGAAACAACTCCGACCAATTTGAATTGGTTCTGGAATCTCAGCAGGACATGACGGTGAAGATGCACGACGCGGCGGAGGCGTGTGCATTTCAAACAGACAAGCTGTCTCTGACAATCGTGGGACCGCTTGAGTGGAGTGAGTTTTTGGAAGCCATGCGAGCGATTTCCAAGGAGTAAGTAAACAAAAAGTGACGTGGATCAGGGCGTTTGATCGCGAGGAGTGTTCGAGAATCATCCAGACGGGTGATGGACGCCGACTGAATCATCCCAACTCGGTCACAGGGGTGGATGATCGCAAGAACGCGGCACTGAACGAGCGGCTAGGGGTCGCTGCTGAGTGGGCCGTCTGTGAATGGCTCGAATTGCCCATCGAACCTGTATTCAGATTCTATGGGACTGGGGGAGATGGCGGGGATTTCGACTTCCTGTTGCCTGATGGCACTACGCTAGAGGTTAAATCGACCTCGTATCCCACAGGAATGCTCATTTTCCCGCCTCCACACACGATGCGGGCCGATCTGGCTGTGCTCGTAGTCAGGCAAAGCGAGAGTTCTGTGAGGGCGGCAGGCTATGTCACACGCGAACAATGGGAAAAACGGGCTAAGTGGAGAGATTTTGGTCGTGGCTGTGGCTCGCAGAGGTGCCTGTCTCAGAAGCAACTCGAGCCGTTTACGGATCTACAGGTCGATTGCCAATTGTTCTCGACACTCACATTATTAACGTAACATCCTGGGGCGTGTGTTGACTTTTGCCATACTTTCGCCTAAGAGAGACACTGGAGCAGGTGTAATTGCGTCTGTCTAACAATTTAGAGCGTGAGGTTATGTAGTGGCATTTCAGAAGGGTCACGTCAAACTCGGCGGTCGTAAGAAGGGCACGCCTAACAAGAATCCTTCCAGAATACGCGAAGCCATTCTCAAGGCGTTTGATGAGGTCGGTGGCGTTGAATGGTTGCGGCAGTTGTCGAAGTCAGATCCTAAGACGTTCGTCACTTTGCTAGCGAAGGTCGTGCCTACGGAAAGCAAGATATCCACGGACGATGGGGGTCCGGTCGTTGTCATTCGCGACTACACGGGCAAAGCCGACGCGGAAGGTGGCTAATGGAGTATCGACTCAAGAAAAAGCAGAATCCAATCGCAGAGCTTTTTGCGTTAAGTCGCACGGGTAAGCGAAATGTCGCCGGCGGCGGTGCCTCATACGACTACAGCGCCGAGTCGGGCGGCCGTGCAGCGGAACTGATGGAGGGCCTGACATACGAGGACGCCAGGGCCTTCGAGAAGGTGCGGATAGGGCCGCGTCGCCGTCAATACGAATTCAGGACTGCCAAGAATCCCAAGGAACCTACCGGCGTCATGTCGCGAACTCATCGGTCGGGCTTCTTGACGAGCGCAGCCCGCCTCTACCAACCCCCTGCAACGAGGGCAGAATTGTCTGGCCCTCGGGGCATGACGGGTGGCGCTAAACTAAGCGACCTAACCGGACACGCGACAAGTATTCTGGGGGGTAGGGCAAGAACAAAACGTGCAGCGGGTCGGGTGACCGAGCCACTCGCCGCAAGACGTGCCCGGATGAGATCAGGAGAGCAGAGTCGCGCAGCACGATTGCTATCCACAGGTCAAGCCCTGGGCAGTGCTGGGGTTCTGGGCTGATGGATCGCGCTGAAATAAGTTTGGGTGTCGAACAGTATCCAGTGCTCAATAACTTCATGGGTTCCAGGGAGCGGGTCAGCGCCATCATGGGGCCACTGGGTAGCGGCAAGACCTACGGCGCTGTGCAGAGAATCCTCGCGCAGATGTGTGAGCAGAAAGCCAACCCCGAAGGCATCCGTCCGACACGATGGATCGGGGTCAGAAACACCTATCCGGATCTCATGGGCACGACGGTCAAAGACTTCATGGCGATCTTTGATGGCTTGGGCACGATGAAGTATGGAGGTCTTGACCCGCCGACGTTCCATGTGCAGTTCCGACTCGAGGATCAGACCCATGTCCAATCGGAGATGATCTTTCTCGCATTGGATCGCGACGATGCTGTGAGGAAACTCAGAGGATATCAGGTCACAGGGATCTGGCTGAATGAGACAAAAGAATTGGCTAAGTCCATCGTGGACATGGCCGATCTTCGGCACGGTCGTTACCCATCTATGGCGGCGGGGGGTGTTAGGCCCACTTGGCACGGGATGCTAGGTGATACGAATGCCCCTGATGAAGATCATTGGTATTTCAGGATGGCCGAAGAGGTTCGGCCGAAGGGTTGGGCGTTCTTTCGTCAACCCGGTGGTGTCTTCCCAGGACAGAAGGAAGGCGAGTGGATTCCCAACCCCGAAGCAGAGAACCTCGCCAACCTCCCCGCCGATTATTATACGCAGGGCCTGGAAGGTAAAGACCCCGATTGGATCAGGGTCATGCTCTCGAATGAATACGGCTTTGTGATCGAGGGTAAGCCGGTGCATCCAGAGTACATCGACAGTTTGCATTGCGATGTGGATCTGCGCGAAGCAGATAAGCGTTACCCGCTGATTATCGGTATCGACTTCGGGAGAACGCCAGCCGCAGCGATTACGCAGCACATCGAGGAGCACGGTCGCCGCGTCATTATCGACGAATTTGTTTCATCGGATATGTCGGCCGCCGTCTTCGGCCCAGAACTCAAACGATACTTGGACGCCAATTACTTGGGGATGCCTGTCGAGGTCTACTGCGATCCTTCGGGTGGTGCTCAGAGTCAGGCGACAGAGGACACACCTATTCGCATCATGCGTGCTGCGGGCATACCCGCGCAGCCGTGCGATACGAACAACCCGGATCTGCGTAGGGCCGCGATCAGTAACCCGGCCACGAGGATCTGCATGGACGGCAAGCCCGCGCTGCGTATCTCCCCCAAGGCGAAGATGATACGCAAGGGATTGATGGGCGGCTTTGCGTACAGGCGTTTGAAGATCGCCGGGACGGAGAGGTTCACAGACTTGCCAGATAAGAATATGTATAGCCACCCGGTTGAAGCCTGTGAATACGCATTGATGGGCAGCGGCGAGGGTCGCGATGCGCTCATCCCCGCAGGCCGTCGAAACGTCCCGACACAGACGCAGGCGATCCTGTGATTACAGTCCGCGAACCTGCCACAGATGCAGACATAGGGGTTGTCATATCGCGCAACCCAGCCCAGACAACCCCTCCGGTCAAGCTGGATCTGTCGCATTCGTGTGCGATTGTCGATAGTGATGGCTCCGTACTGGGATGTTGCGGCATCGCACCGCTATTCGAGGAGACGGGAGAGGTGTGGTCGTTCTTCTCAGAGAAACTGTTCGATCAGTACGCGCTTTCGGTGACTCGGGGAGCTAAGCCCATGCTCAAAAAGTGGCAGAGCGCCGGAGAGTTCGGCCGGATTACGGCGATTACGCCATTGAGTCATACGCATTCCGGTTGGTTGGAGGCGTTGGGTTTTGAGGTCGAGGGTGTGATGAGGAATTTCGGTCCAGGCGCGCAGGGCGACTGGTGCATTATGGGACTGTTTAGAAACTAGGAGATTAAAATGCCCGAGATAGTAATCGCATCGCTCATTATGGGCGCGTCCAGCATGGCGGCGGGCGCTATGTCGAAGCCGAAGGCACCGCCGCCGCCGGAGCCGCCCGCGATGGCACCCGGAGCGGCTGAGCGTTCCGCAGAGGGTAGACGCCGCAGGTTGTATGGGGGTGGGCGTCAGAGCACAGTTACAGGCTCCCCGCTTGGGTTGCCCGGACCCGCGAGCACAGCCGCGAGCACCCTTCTAGGCGGTGGTCAAAGCGGTGGTGGAGGTTACGCATAAATGGCGAAAACAGTCGAGGACCT